AGTAAATTATGTTGATATTAATTTAGATGGAAGTGGAAGATATACATTTGCATCAACTTCAACACCAAGTGCGCCAGTGGTCACGACAACAAAACCATGTCGTATGTATCAAGGCGGAGGTGCTAATCAATTTACAATTGCTGCAGCTCAACACAGTACCATAAATCCATTATTAGACGATTATAGTAGTAGAGGTCCAATGATTGATGTATCTGCTACTGGAGCATATACATGGACAGCATATCCTACACTTTCATATGCCGATGGTACTTGGGGATACTTTAGTGGTACATCTTGTGCAGGGCCAGTTGCTGCAGGAACAGCAAGTATTATGGTTTGTGATTTCTTTATTAAACGAGGAGTCTATCCATCAATCGCACAGCTAAAACAAATTGTGTCTGATAATGCAAAACCAACATTAGTGAGTGAAGGGCTTGTAGATTTTGAAAATGTAAGTGCAGCAGGAAATAAACCTTCGACAAGGTTATATTCGTCAAGTAATGTATTTCGTATTTCAGAAAACGATTTCCAAAATGGTGGTTCTGATTTAAGTGATTTATTTGGAACACCAACTGATATGATTAATATTCCTTATAAAATAAGACTAAGTAATGGAAAATATATTAATCAGATTGGAGGTCCAAGTTATGGCAAAAGGCCAGCTTCCGGGACAACATACCCTCGAAGAAAGATTAGAGTGGAATCTTAAGAATGAGAATAAATAAACTAAACAAATCCAATTTTCGTATGAGTTCAAAATGCCAGAAATTTTAAGCAATAGTTTTAAGAGCGATATTACTCGGTTATTTCTTGCTGATGCAAAAGATAACCAGGACTACTATCTGTTCGTTTCGTCAATAGATAATTTCGATCCAGCAGATACTCTAAAATCTAAAAATGAGTTTTTAGAGAAAACATTATTTGCTAAGAAAATTGATAATGCAGATATTCATTTCTGTATTCCTTATTATCCGTGGCAGGTCGGTTCGGTTTATGCTGAATATGATGATAATGCCAATTTAATAGGACAAAATTTTTACGCTGTTGTTGGACCAACACAAAACGATACTGGTGATTATCGAGTATATAAATGCTTAGATAATAATAATGGTGCGACTGTTTCCAACCCACCAAACTATAATGTCACAACAACAGACCAGATTTATAAAACAGCTGATGGATATGTTTGGAAATATATGTATCGTATCAGTGATTTGGAATTCGAAGCTTATAATGCTTTAGGTTTCATTCCTCTTTTAAATGTTTCAGCAAATAATTCTATTATTTCACCTGCTGCTTCAATAGGTTCTACCATTTCTGATGTCATTGTAGAAAATCCAGTTGATAATAAAGGTTATATAGTTGAAAGAGGTGGCATGTTAGGAAATATCTATCCTACAGGTCTAATCCAAATCGACCCATTTACAACTTGGAGTCAAGTTCCAAATTACTATACAGGACAATATCTTTATACAACAAATCCGAATGGTGTTTCAAGATTATTTGTAATCGAACAATATACATATCTAGAAACTGGTACAGTTGAGGTCATTGTAGGTAATGAATTATTAACTGGACTTGCAGCCAATCAAGCAGGCGTTTTTGGTAGTGCTTCAGTACAAATTTTCCCAAGAGTTTTAATTAGTGGTGATGGAACAGGCTCTGCAAATAATGTCACATCAGCAATTGGTATACCAAATATTAATGGAGATAGAATCGAAAGTATTACATTACTAGATAAAGGTTCTGGATATCATAATGTCACAGCAAGAGTTGTTGACCCGATTTATGATTTTGACCCAGAAAATGTCACGACCACTGATGTAAGAGCTACACTCCGTGCTGTATTATCACCAGATGGTGGCCATGCATATAATTTAATTGATGAATTTAATTGTAGAAATTTTAGTTTTTATGCATATATTACGGCCGAGGATAATACAAAAATTGGAGACACAAACACTTATGGTGCTGTAGGTCTTGTAAGATCGCCTTCGTGGGCAAATACAGCTCCAACAATTTTTGATAACAGAATAGCAGTGACTACAAATGATTTTGGAAAAGTCACAGCAAATAGTACTATAACACAAATAAATTCAGACAATGAAATTATATTCTCTGCAAGAGTTCACGAGGTAGATTCAACGGCGAATACGATTTATTTGGCAGAATATATGGGTCCTTATCAGAATAATGCAAATTCTGGTAATGGAGATATATCTTTGGACCTTAATTTGCCATTTAGAAACGAAACAGGCCAACTAATCTCAATAAATACTCCTGTAGCAAATAATATTGTATTCTCGGAATATATACAGAGGACAGGTGAAGTCTATTTTATGGAAGACTTTTTCCCACTAGCTCGAACCGACCTTTCTCGAGAAGAATTTAAGTTTGTATTGGAATTTTAAGGAAATTAATTAAAGATGCCTATTAACACAAACCTCAATCAAGCTCCATATTTTGATGATTTCGATCAAGAAAATCAATATTACCGTGTGCTGTTTAAGCCAGGATTTGCTGTTCAGGCTCGTGAGTTAACTCAGCTTCAAACACAACTTCAAGACCAAATAGAACAATTTGGTGATAATATCTTTAAAGAAGGTAGTATTGTTAAAGGTTGTAATTTTACCGAATTAGATGATTTACAATATGTTCGCTTAAATAATGTCACCATGAATTCTGGTGTCGTATTTGACCCATTAAATTATATTAGTGGAAGAGTCAAGGAAACAATCGGCGGACAAGAAGTAGAACTTGATTACGTTTATGAATTAGTTGGTTCAACATCAGGTTTGACAGCTAATATTATCCAGGCACAACGAGGGTTTGAAGGTAGTACAGATTTCAATGCGTTCTTTATTAACTACACAAACACATCACCAACAAATAAGCAATTCCAAATTGGTGAAGCCTTAACAATTAATCTTTATAAATTCAAAGTTGGTACAACAGCGCCTATTGCTGATATACCTAATGTTGCTAGTTCAAGGGATAGTGTTTCAGGTATCCGAGTTTCAAGTTCAAGTGCTCCAGATGCTTCGTCTAATGTAGGCCTGGCATTTGGTATTCAATCAGCACCAGGTATTATTTTCCAAAAAGGACATTTTATCTTTGCTGATAGCCAAACAATTGTTGTTTCACCAAATAATAATACTCCAACTGGTGTTTCGGTTGGTTATGAAGTCACAGAACAATTAATTAGTGCTCTTGCTGATGGTTCACTTTACGATAATGCAAACGGTTCAAGAAATGAAAATGCGCCGGGTGCAGACAGACTTAAATTAACACCTAGTCTCGTAGTAAAAACAACAGCTGATGCAAAAATAGATTCAAATTTCTTTACATTAATTAGATATCAAAATGGTAATGCAGTCACAATCCGTGATGTTTCTCAATATAATGTTCTCGGTGAAGAAATGGCCAGAAGAACTTACGAGGAATCAGGCAATTACATTTTAAGAGATTTCCCATTACAGACAGACGACCGTGTACCAGAAGGAACAGCAAACTCAGAAGTTCATGTATTAGTTGGTCAAGGTATTGCTTATGTTAAAGGTTATAGAGTAGAAAATTCAGGCGAACGCGCCTTTGCCATTGACCAAATTTCATCAACAGAAGTTGTAAATGCACAATCAGTATCACTTGATTACGGAAATTATCTTGATGTCACAGCTGCCACTGGCGTTATTAATATTGATTGGACTCCAGTTTCATTAGAAGATAATACTGGTAGTAATATTGGTTCAGCTATTGCAATTAATGCAACTCCAAGCCGAATTTATCTTACAGGCATTGTCACAACAGGTGGTCAATCAGTCAATAATGTTGCCAGAGTATCAGACGGTGCTGGTTATTTTGAAGTTGATGGTTCCAGATTAAGAGAGGTATCTAAAAAGGCACTTATCTTTGATTCTGGTATGAATAGTTTATTTGATACTTCAGATACACTTATCCCAGTTCGTATTCAAGAGGCAGCAACACAAACAGGAAATGTAATTACACTAACAGCAAATCCAGGTGAGGATTTTAATTGTACAAATGATGATGTGCTTGTTGTTGATAGTACAAATACAAAGATTGGTATCATAGGGACGCCTACTACGTCGCTAAATAATAGTGTATTGACCATTAATTTGGACCCAGCAGACTCTTCTGCGACGAATGTGACTGTGTACTATAACAAACGATTAATTGGCGCGCTTAATGGTGTAGACCCATACAATAAAACTTCGCATGAAACATATGTAAAAGTTGCATATAGTCCTAGCCAAACAAAATATAATCTAGGTTTCCCAGATGTTTATAAAATCGTAAGTGTTGTAGATGCGTCAGGCAATGACTTTACAAGTAGTTTCAGATTAAGACCTAACCAAAAAGACACTTATTACGATTTATCCTATATGGAATCAATTGTCGGCCGACCAGAACCTTCTGGTACATTAACGGTTCGACTTAAAGTTTTTGAAGTAGAAAACTCAACTGGTAGTTATTTCTTTACAATTAATAGTTATCCTAACACAGTTGATAGATATGATATTCCGGTTCATGTATCGGAATCCGGCGTAAGATATAACTTAAGAGAATGTTTCGACTTTAGACCACATGTTGACAAAGACCCATCAGCAGATTTTGGTGCAACAGCTGGTAGTGCTCCAACAATTAGTGGTACGGTAGGCTTTACAGCTCCTACATTTACAAATTATGGTGCTCCATTAATACCGGCCTTCGGTAATGCAATCACAACTGACCTTGAATATTACTTGTCAAGAATAGACACAATCGTATGTGATTCTTATGGCGAATTATCACTTGTAAAAGGTGAGGAAGAAAAATTTGCGGTTCCACCTCGTGTAGGTACAGACCAATTGGCAATTGCTCAAATTTCAGTTCCAGGTTATCCTGCAGTATCACAAAAGGTAGCAAACACACAACGCAAACGTGAATATGCTATTAAAGCAAAATCTACAGGTATTAAAGCCTTCACAATGAAGGATATGCATGACCTTGATAAGAAAATTGATAATCTTGCATATTACATTTCACTTAACCAATTAGAAGCTGATACACAAAATCTTGTTATTACAGATGAAAATGGTTTATCAAGATTTAAGAATGGTTTCATAGTAGACCCATTTAATGATTTAACACTAGCAGATATTGATAATAGTGACTTTAATGCTGCGATTCCATTTAATCAAAGAATTTTAACACCTTCAGTTAAAACATATCCAATAGATTTAAAATATAAGACTGCTACAGGTTCATCAATCTTCCCATCAACTGCTAATGCAAAAGTGGGAACTGTTTCTCGTAATCAAAATGTAGATATTATCGAACAACCTTATGCTTCTAATATCCGAAATTGTGTAAGTAATTTCTACAAATATGTTGGTGACGGAGTTATTTCACCTCCTTATGATGCAACATATGATACAACTACAAATCCAGTTTCGATTGACATTGACCTGGCATCTCCATTTGAAGATTTTGTAGACCAAATCCAACAGTTTTTACCATTAACAGATACTACATCTACAACATCGTTTGACCCAGATCCAGGTAGAGCTGGCAGACGTGGTGGTGGAACAGAATTTACAACAATTACAACACGAACAAGTGAAATCAGTGTTGAACCAGGAAGTACTACAACATCATTTGTAGGTGATTTCCTTACCAATTTCCAATTTGAACCATTCATGGCTGGACGCGACATCGCCATTTACATGTCCGGTTTAAGACCATCAACAAGACATTATTTCTTCTTTGATGGTGTGAATGTAGATGCTCATGTTCTTCCAGGAACACCAGCTGATAATGTAGATAATGTTGCAAGATATGGTTCCAAAGGAGACGCTGTTGAAACAGATGCAAATGGTGTGTTGAGAGCAGTATTTGCATTACCAGAGGAAACATTCTTTGTTGGTGATAGAGTATTAGAAATTGCTGACGTAAACTTATATAATAGCATTGAATCTGGTTCCACATCAAAAGGCTTTGTCACATATCGTGCATATAACTTTAGTGTCGAAAGAACATCTCTAACGACTGCTACAAGAACGCCAAACATTGATGTTAATACAACGACCACAACAAGAAATGTTGCTAGAAGAAGACGAGGGCGCGATCCACTTGCTCAAACATTCTTTATTAAGAAAGGTATGGGACAAGGTTCAAACTCTGTATATCTATCAGAGGTTGATGTATTCTTCAAACGTGTGAGTGATGTTAACGGTATTTCATTACAAATTAGAGAAGTTGTAAACGGATATCCAGATATCTCAATACTTCCGTTCTCAGTTGTGCATAAACTTCCATCAGATTTAACAAGTGCAACATCAGATGATGGTTCAGTTGCGACAACATTTACATTTGACGCGCCAGTTCGACTTGATGTTGAAAAAGAATATGCAATTGTATTACAACCAGATGCTTCTGACCCGAATTACTTAGTATTCACATCTAAAGTTGGTGGTGTTGACTTGACACCAGGTGATACTCAAGGCTCAGCTATTGTACAAGACTGGGGAGATGGTGTTCTCTTTACTTCAACAAATAATAGTGCTTGGAAATCTTACCAAGATGAAGATCTTAAATTTACAGTAAGACGCCATAACTTTAATTCACCAACAGGTGTTGTCACATTAACAAACAACGACCATGAATTCTTATCTATTAATGACTTTAATGGTAGATTTAGATTAGGTGAAAGAATTTATCAAGTAAAAACTCCAACAAGCCCAACTTCAAATACAGTTTCGGTTTCTACTGGTAGTACAATAGTGTCAGGAACTGACCTTACTGCTACTTATGTTGCAGGAGATTTTGTAAAAATTGATAAC